AAAAAGAATTAGAAGAAGCGTTAAATGAATTTCACCATAATAGGTTAGCTTCATAAGAGGGGCCGTAGCTCAGTAGGGAGAGCGTTTGCTTTGCAAGCAAAAAGTCGCAGGTTCGATTCCTGTCGGCTCCAAAAAAAACTTGACAAACATGAATTTTTTATATATAATATTATCAATGTATTTCATGAAGGTTATCATAAGACAGGCGTTCGATTCGCCTCGCCTCCACCAGAATTACTTTTATAAATTAAGGGGGCGTACTGGATTCGATTATGTTGTCTGAGATACATTATAAAACAAACGATAACTATGATTATCAAATGGCCGCTTAAATAAAAGTGGCGGGAGTTTGGTGGGAACTTGGCAACAGAATCCCACCCTTGAGGATATATATTATGAGATTAGAGGACACAATGTCATTTAAAACACAAAAGGTATTTGCAGTAGAAATTGAAGAAATAGTAAAGAAATACAGTATGACACATATGCAGGCTGTACTCTATTATTGTGAGAAAAATGATGTAGACCCATCCTCTATAACAAAATTAATATCAAAACCACTAAAGGAAAAAATAGAAGCAAACGCACGGGACTTAAATTTCTTACCAAAGAGAGGAAAGTTACCAATAGAATGATAATGGATTCGTTTGACGCATATAAAATGTATCTTGGTATCAAGGCACACTTTGATAAAGGGAACTATGATTTTGTTAAATATGGTGGTAAAACAAAAACTACAAAAGAATCTTTTTTTAAAAGAAATGATAGAAAAGTATTCTATTCAATGTCTAAAAAACATTCCGACCCAGAAGACTTAAAGAATTATTACATCGCGAACTTTGTCGCACACTCCAAATGGATAGGTGAATTCTCTGAACAAAACTATACAGATTGGAAAAAAAGAATGGAAAGTATGTCATATACTTTCTCGCAAAATATTTTATATTTAATAAATGAAGTTTTAGTTAAGAATTTAGATAATAATATAAATAAATTTAATTATATGTTCGAGTGTGAGGAAGATACACATCCATTTTTACTTAAAAAGTATCTTGCGAAGAAAATCACACCAGAAACTTTAATTATACTAGATGACATTTTAAACTTTTTTAAACAATGGAATAAAAAGTTGAGTGATGATATAGTATGGGAAGAAGAAAAAATCTTCTTAGATAAGTATAGAAGATTTCTTGATTTTGATAAGACCAAATATAAATTCACTCTGAAGAAATTAATACAAGATAATTTAAAGTAAGGGAGAAAAATATGGCAGCGAAACAAGTTAACGACAAAGAATGGTTGATAAAGTATATGTATGGAAGAAGACAAAAACAAGTTAAACTTAAACTTTCAAACGAACTTAATCAAGCGGAACAATGGTTTTTCAAACAAGAAGAAAATAAAAACTTGACAAAAGATACCAAATAGGGTATTATAAATACTAACATTATATTATGTACAAAGTGGATAAAACAAATATATGTACACATAAGGAGAACACACGATGTCATTAGATACATTAAAACGAAATAGTGGTTTAGATAAACTACTAACTGCGGTACAAAAAGACACCGCACCTGTTGAGAAACAGAGTTATGTCGATGAAAGATTCTGGAAACCAGAATTAGACAAAACTGGAAATGGTTATGCTGTTTTGAGGTTTTTACCTGCACCAGATGGTGAGGACTTACCTTGGGCTAAAGTTTGGAGTCACGCATTTCAAGGCCCAACTGGACAATGGTATATTGAAAACTCACTTACAACATTAAACCAAAAAGACCCAGTATCAGAAGCCAATACAGTTCTTTGGAACACAGGAAACGAGGCAGATAAAGAACTCGCAAGAAAAAGAAAAAGGAAACTTAATTACTATTCAAATGTCTTAGTAGTAAGTGACCCAAAACATCCAGAGAATGAAGGTAAAATCAAATTATTTAAATATGGTAAAAAGATATTTGATAAACTTATGGAAGCGATGAATCCAGAGTTTGAAGATGAAAAACCATTGAATCCATTTGATTTCTGGAGTGGCGCTGACTTTAAACTTAAAATAAGAAAAGTTGATGGTTACTGGAACTACGATAAATCAGAGTTTGACAAACCAAACGCACTCTTTGATGGAGATGACGCAAAATTAGAATCCCTTTGGAAACAGGAATTCTCACTCGCAGAATTTATTTCCGCAACTAATTTTAAATCATATGATGAACTCAAAGAAAGATTTGACAGAGTAATCGCTGGTACTAAAACTGTAGGTAATGTCGCAGACTTAACTGATACAGAACCTGCGCCAGTTGAACAGTCTGTTGATACTGAAGAATCAACAAATGATGACAGTATGTCATACTTTGAAAAACTCGCACAAGAGTAATTCTTAACAGGGGAATCCTTCGGGATTTCCCTATCTAATTATAATTATTTTCTTTATTAACTCTGCTGTCAAGAGTTCCAATTTGTTTATTTGTAAATGTATTATTATTAACAAAACTTTGATTATTATTACTTGCCATACTTGTAACTATTACTTCACCTTTTCTTGAGGCGTTTGCAAGCGCATTTTCATCAATCATTCTTACTCGTTCTTCATTTCGACCGAATGTGGTTGGGTCGACAAACTTGACTTCTGGTTTTGTTATTCTTTCTAATTCTTCTCTTTGTTTTTGTCTAAGTTGTTCTCTTGATTTAATTTGGTCATCTGTTAAATAATCATTCTCATCCATAAACAGACTAAATGGAAAAATACTAGATAAAAATCTGTTAAACGCATTAAAGGCTTCTGCCATTTTTTCACCTAGAAATTTAAAAGTCATTCCAATAAATTTACTTATTTCATCTTTAAATATGAACAATAATGCTCCACCAAGTACAATTGGATTAAGTGCGAATCCCAATACTTTTAACATTCCAGCTATAAATGGTTTGCCAAATATCAGAAGACTGGCTCTTTTAAAACTTGCAAGGATTCCTCTTCTAAAAATTTTTGAAACAACTCCAAAGATTTTGTTTAATCCTAAAATTTCAAGAAGACCGAAACCATCTTTTGATACTTGTTCTACTGTTACTTCTGGTGTTACTGGTGTTGTTGGTTGTACAAGTGATGCACCAAACGCTGTGTTGGCTTGTCTACCTGCGATACTTTCTCTATCAATTGCATCAGAAATATTTTCATTTGTATTATCAATAGAGTCTTGAGTGTTTTGTTTATTTCCTTGAACTACTTTATCAGTATTTTCATTAGCGTTTGATATTACCTTTTCAATAGCTTCTGTTAATTTCTTATTTCTGTCTGTATCAGTTAATTCTTTATTGGCGGCAGTTTGTGTAAATGTTTTAAACAAATTAGTGAATTTTTCTTCATCCTTCTGAAGTAACTCTTTTTGGTCATCACTAAGTTTATCAAAATATTTTTCAAAATCAGTATTTAAACTTTTTTGTAGTTCCACTTGTTTTTGAAATTGTTCTTTTAAACTAGCTTGTACTAAATTATCTTTTTGTAGTTGTCGAAGTTGTTCTACATCAATTCCTTGACTTTCAGCGAGTGCTATTTCATCTCTTTTCGCTTTTCCTGTTAAAAAGTTAAAGACTTTAGCGGTATTATCTCTATATCGATTAAATTTTTCAACTTTGTCTGCGAAAAATCTAAATTGTGTAAGACCTCTACCCTCTGTTACACCAGTAAGTTTATTTCTCTCTTTACTTAGATTTCTGATATCTTGTAACAGTTTAAGATTTTTTTCTGTTAACTCTAACTGTGTCGCCATTTAACTATTTATCCTGTTGTTTGCTTTTTCCACTTCCAACATATAAACCAAACCATGCGGCACCTGCACCAATAACAATTGATACTAAACCTGCTTGTTGTGTGTTTGGATTCTCAAGAGCCATGAACCATTGTACTACATCATAAAACAGATAGATATATGTTCCAATAAAAAATCTTGGAAACAACCTAAGTGAATCTAATGTGACTGCGAATTCTCTTATTTTGTCGTTCATTTTTTATTCTCCTTTTTCATTTTCTCGTTTTCTTTTTCAATGTGTTGAACTAAAAGTCCTACATATATTTCTCTTTCCCACGGCATCATATTATCAAGTTCTTCTAAACTATATTTATGGTGTTGCATCAACGCAAAGTTGGTTTTAAAATAATTATCCAACGATTCATGCGAAAGAGTTATGTAAAAAAATTTTCAATACCCTCAACTGTAACTTTATTTTTCTTCTTTGTCTTAGGATTAGTAAATTTAATTGTATGCGCTAACTTTGGCATAGTTTTAAAAAAATCTAATATATCATTAAGATTTTTTTGACTCATTGATTCAACAAATTCATCAAGTTCTTTATCTTCCATATCAACTTTATTGTATATTGTATCACCATCTATAATTTGAAAAATTGAATGTTTAATACCAGTAAATAAAGATTCATCTTTTTCAATATCTTCTTTTAATTGACTTGCAGTTTCAAGAGTTGGATATCCCATAATAATTTTTACATCTTTGTTTAACTGTATTTCATTAGTATGGTTATCACCAACTTGAACTTCAACATCTTTTAAGTTGACTTCAACTGGTACTCTAGTTTCTCCATCATCTTCACAAAGAACATTTAAATCTATTTTATCTCCAACTGATTTTCTTCTTATTTGTAAAAAGATATATTCTAAATCAAACATATATGCTTCAGAACCTTTGACTTTTCCAAATGTACAGTTTTCAATAATCTGAGCGATAGCCTGTATCATCTCACTTTTATCATTACTGTTCTGTGCCATTAATAATAGTTTTTGTTCCTTTACAAGAAAAGGTCTAAATTTTATTTTCTTTTCAGTAGAGGGTAAAACCAACTGATAAGTTGGTGTATTAAGTTTTGGTAAACTCATAATTAATCATCTCCAATAATTATAATCTTCTTAATACTTTAGGTAGTGACGCCAGAACTTTTCTTTCTGTGACATTCACTAAAGTATTCGCAATTCGATTTAAAAAGTTTCTACTTTCTTCTCCATCTATAATACGCCAGTATCTATATCCAAATCCCACTGGTAGTTTTGCAATTTGATTTGCACTTCCATAACTTACATTTATAGTACCTATTGATTTGGGATATGCTTCAAACAAACGAATTCCTATTCTTCTTCTATCTTCTTCATCGAGTTGATATATATCAACATTACTAATATAATCTGAGTAATATCCAGTCGCAAAATCATCATCATTTGAGTATGCGATATTCTGCCAGTTATAGAAGAATTTTTGTTCTCTATGGTCATTACTTAAATAGAAAGTTGCGGCTACATCTTCAAATGTTTCACCATATACAACTTGTCTTATTGGGCCGTATCCAGATGTATCCTCTCTTGTAAGTAATGTCCTGCCAGGAAAGTCAATGGTTTCACAATAGTAAGATATCTTTCTTACTTCACTTGTACTGTTTGAGAATAAATCTGGTAGAAAACCACCTGGATTAGATGTCGCACTCGCCAAACCTTTCGGTGGACTAACAACAACTTCGTATCGTGATGTCTTTGCGAATCCTTCTTTACTTCTGAATATACCTATAAATTCATTAAGTAACGAATATCCTAAACCTTCAAAAAACCTTTCTGCCATTAACTTTTACCTTGTCGAATCTTCTTTCTTGTATTTATATGAACTTCTCTAACAATCTGTCTTTGTCTACGAGCGGTTCGACTAAAATCTTTACCTGTTTTCTTAAATCTTTCGATTGGTAATAGTAATGCGACTGGAACTTCATCTGCGTTTATTTTTAAGAACTGTGATTTTACCTGTGAAAATAGGTATTTTTTGATGAGTGGTCTAATTAATTTAAACCTTTTTACTCTCGCCCATGTTGTTCGATATAATGTGTTTTCATCAATATCATCTGATGTTCGATAGTTTTGAAAAATTGTATAAAAATCTTCTCTTAAATCCATTGGAAGATAGTGCGCATTTAGACCAAGAAAACCACCACTTACTCTTCTGAGTGGAAATACTAAAGGAAACATATCAAAGTATTCAAGTTTGTCTTTTGTAATCGGGTCATAGAAAAACATATTGAATCTGTATAGATTAAGTGTTGCGGTTCTTCTTCCTTGAGACAAAACTACATTTGCGCTTGTAGTTAAATTTTTTATTCTCTCTTGAAACCATTCAAAAGGAGTTTGAGAACCTTCTGGTCTTTCCTCTAAAATTTTATCGAATATTGACGCCATGTTTTTATTTAGATAGTAGAGATGTCATCTTCGGTCATTATTTTAAATTCCATACCTCTATCTTTCGCAAACAGTTTCGCTTGTTTCCACTTAGATGTATTGCGATGCCATTCTTTTAACATATACCACCAACTTTTAGTTTTTCTTTTTGGATTACTTGGTGGTGGGGATAGATATTTTTTTGGTTTAATTTCAATTATAAGTTTTTTAATAGTACCATCTGATTGTTTAACTTTTACATAAAAATCTGGAAAGTATCTATGAACTTTTTTATCCCATGAAGATTCATATAGAACAATTATTTCTTCACTTCCCCATTCTAAAATATTTTTACTATCATCACAATACCTCATGAACTTCATTTCCCAACTGGAACGATACACTATGTACTGTGAATTACCCTTATATTTCTGTGGGTTTTTTGGATAAAATCTTCCTTTCATATCTCTACGAACATTATAAATACTATTCAAAGGATATTTATATATGCCAAGAATAAAAGACTTAATCGCTTCTCAGTCACTCGGTGTCGCAGGAAGAG